GTATGGCTTGCGGAAATGTATTTGTCAAAGGAATTAAAAGATTTGATGGTTTTTCAACATTTTGTCCTACGTGTCAGGCAAGAGCTACTATTCTGACATTCAATACAGGAGATACAACCAATTATCTCAATAAGTTTTTATATTGGTAATTCAGCATCAAAAGATGCAAAAAATATTTAATAAGTGAGGTACATTAATTATGGCAAATGAAACAGCATCAACATCTGCTTTGAGACAGGCAGAAACAGTAATCAGCATTGAGGGTATTGTTGCAGAGAATACTCTTACAGAAGAACCTGCGCCTAAGAGCAAGGACGGTAAGGATGGTAAGGGTACTGTTATTAAGGGTGAGATTGCAGTACGTGTAGATGATGTGACGGTTATTCCTATTCAGGTATTCTGTAAGTCAATTACAAATGCAGGAACAGAAAGCAAGCTTTACAAGGGAGCTAAGACCATTATGGATACTTACAAGAGTATCGCACAGGTGGGTATGGATGAAGCTACAAGAGTTCGTGTGTCTAATGGATCGCTGAATCTCAGCAGATTTGTGTCTCGTACAGGTGATGTGATTGATGGAATTAAATTTCAGAGTAACTTCTTTACTTCTAATCCCAAAGATTTTGAGCCAAAGGCAGAATTTAAGATTGAGGGTGTGATTGAAGCGTTCCGTCCTGAAATGGTAAAGAACCCTGACTCTAACGTAATGGAAGCATCAGGCAGACTTTTTGTAGATATTATTGTACCTGACTATGAGGGCAGAGTTCGTAAAATGCACCTTATCGCATCAGAGGAACTTGCAGACGCAGTACAGAGTGCTCTTTCTGTTGGTGAACAGCGTATGTTTTACGGAAATATTATCAACGCTAGAATTGAGCACGTTAAGGAAATTCCTATGGCTATTGGTGCTCCTAAAAAGGAAATCACTTATACATTCATTCAGGAATTTAATCTGACCAATGTATCAGACGAAAGCTTTATTAAACAGCCGTATGACGAAGCTCTTATCAACGCAGGTAAGGCAGAGTATGAAGCTGAGACTCAGACTCTTATCGCTAATTCACAGAACGGCGGTAATAAGTCAAGAGCTAATGCAACAGGTGAGTTCAAGACTTCTGCTTCATCAACACCTAAGAGAGCAGGACTTGGTTTTTAAGAATCCCTAAACAAGCAAAAACAAACAAATACAATTAATTTACAAAGGAGAAAATGATATATGGCATTTGACATTCTGAAACCGCAGGTATCACACGTAGCAGATTCACTTGAGGGAAAGGTAGTTCTTATCTACGGAACTAACAATACAGGTAAGACTACCGTAGGTACTCAGCTTGAGAAACCTCTTGTTCTCGCCTTGGAAAAAGGTCTTAACGCACTTGACGGCGTTCCGTATTTCCCTATTGATGATTGGGCTTCATTCGTTAATGTAATCACTCACCTTACAAATCGTAAGAAGCTTGATGAAATCAAGACTTATTATAAGACAATCGTTGTAGACCAGCTTGAGAATGTGGGTGAATATGCTAAGGCTTACATCTGTCAGCAGTACAACGTCCGTGACGTTGGAGAGGGTAAAGGCGGTTATGGTCTTTGGGGTCAGCTTAATACACTTCTCTGTGATGCTATTAACAAGCTTACAGGTGCAGGATTCACAGTATATTTCATTGACCATGAAGCTGTAAACGAGGATGGTTACGCTTATCCGTCAGGCGAAAAGAGAGCAGTTAAGGCTGTTGTAAACCTCTGTGACATTGTAGGTCACGTAGTACCTAACGGTGTAGATGAAAACGGAAATGTTATTCCGTCATCTGTAGTCTTTGCTCAGACTGAGCATGAGTTTGGTAGAACAAAGTTCTCACCGTATATGGCTACAAGCCTGCCTGTGTTTACTGCTGATGCGTTTGTACAGTGCGTAAAGGATGGTATACAGGCAAAGGCAAAGGCTGAGAAGTTCAAGACAGTTTCTTATGAGGAACAGGCAAAGCAGAATACTGTTGAGCATAAGTCTTTTGAAGAACTCATGGACGAGATTGCCGCTCTTGGTAATGATATGATTGCTAAGGGTATGTCAGAAGATTTAACTCGCATCGTTGAAGCACAGCTTGGAACTGACGGAAAGGTTGGAAATCTTAAGAAAGGACAGGAGCAGGTAATTGAACTGCTGATTACACAGATGAAAGAGTTTCTTGAATCCGTAGCATAATCACTGCTTCTTGATAACTGTAAAAGGCATAGGTCATAGTATCTATGCCTTTTTTCTAAGTATAGAGGTTGAAATGAACTGTAAATTATGTGGATTAGCTGTGGATGCGAAGTGCGGTATTAAGTATCAAGACGGTTTTGTTCATAAATCTTGTTTTGAAAATATGTTAAAGCTGACATATAAAAACAAGACTTCTAAGCTGAAACAAGTAACAGTGGAAAAGAAGCAGACGAAACGCAGAAGAACCGTAACTAAATCGCAGATTGAAAAAATGGATAAGAGCCTAAAGTCTGCTTTATCTGAGGAAGAACAGCAGGATAAAGAAGCATTAAGAACTACAATAAATCGTCTTGTAGCAAAGACAGAAGATGCGGATATACCTCTTATACTTGCCAAGACAACGGCTCTAATGACCAAATATGGTTTTACTTATAGAGATATACGTCTTGGGCTTGAGTATTACTACGATAGGCTAGGGCATACACCTACAGGCGATATAGTTGGTGTTCTGCCATATATTATAAGGTCAGCGAGAAAAGATGCGGATATGATATGCAACGCTGTACAGGCAAACACAGAATTTATAGAAAAACATAAAAGTAACGGAATAAACAAATACAACGTTACATACAGAAAAATAGAGAAAAATAAAAAACCGCTTTTTGATTTAAGCAGAATAGGAGAGACATAAGATGGTAGAAGCTGAATATGGTAATTTGTTTGATAGACGAGCGGTTTTTTCTGTTTTAGGCTGTTTGATTAAACAGCCTGAGTTGTTGGAAAATTATGTATTAACTGAGGATGATTTTGAATCATCTGAGCTGTTTTATCAGATAGTCTTTGAGACAATCTATAATCTGTATCACCAAGGCGTAAAGATTATTGATGCACCTGCAATAGACTCTATGATTTCACAGTATGAGAAGCCTTATAAAATCTTCCAAGAGAATCAAGGTTTTGATTATTGTGCTACAGCTAAAGAACAAGCAGAACTAAGTAATTTCAAATATTACTACGATAGAGTGAAGAAGTTCTCCTTTTTACGTTTTGAGGAAAAACGTGGAGTAGATACACGTATCATTTACGATACTACTCTTTTGGACGAACAGGCTCGTAACGCTGAATTAGCCAAGTTTGATGAAATGACGATTGACGATATGTTAAATCTCTTAGACGCACAGCTAATTGCAGATGCACGTACTACATTTGGTAATACTTATTCTGTTAGAGTGTTAGCAGGTGAGGGTATGAAAGCCTTAAAGGAACGCTTAAAAGAAGCTCCTGAGATTGGAATACCGTTACAGTCTGCTGTTCTTTCTACCGCTGCTAGAGGTGCAAGAAAACGCAAACTGTATTTGCGTTCATCAGGCACAGGTGGTGGTAAGACAAGAACAGGTGTGGCAGATTGTTGTGGCTTTGCTATTCCTGAGCGTTGGGATAAGAAAACGAATGGATGGGTAAAAACAGGATTCTGTGAACCTACGACATTTATCTCAGCAGAGTTGGAAATAGACGAAGTACAGACTTTGTGCATGGCTTATATCTCAGGCGTTGATGAAGCACACATTCTTGACGGTAAATATGATACAGGAGAAGAAGAAAGGGTGGATAAAGCGATTGAATTGATTGAAAATTCACCGCTGTATATTGAGTTTCTACCTAACTTTGGAATCCAAGATGTAGAGAATATCATTAAAAACTATCATTCGCAGTACGGAGTAGATTATTTCTGTTTTGATTACGTTCACATGAGTGCACAGCTGATTATGGAAGTAGCGAAAATGTCTAAAGGCATGAAGCTACGTGAGGATCAAATCTTATTCCTTTTCATTGATAAGTTAAAAACCCTGTGCAATACATTAGGAATATTTATCTTAACTATGACTCAGCTTAACGGTACGTACAAAGAAGCTACAGTTAAAGACGAAAGTTTGTTGCGTGGTGCAAAGTCAATGGCAGATAGAATAGATTTAGGTGAAATTTCTCTACCGCCTACACAGTCAGAGTTAGATGCAATAGCTCCAATCATAATGCAGAATTTTGTTGTAACCACACCTAATCTTGTGCGTCATATCTATAAGGTTAGACGTAATAAGCTTACACGAATCAAGATATGGCAGAAAGTAGACTTAGGAACGTGTACAACAGAAGATTTATTTGTTACAGATTACGACAATCAGTTAATCAACGTAGATGTAATGAATATCACACCTGAGATAATTGACAAGATTATAGATGAACATTCAGAAGATATAGACACAACAGAAGTAGAAACTGAGGAAGATGATGAAGATGAAGAGAGAGATTATTCATCTACTATCAGTTTCTAAAGACGGTTAAATATGGCATGGTTGGATAAAAAAGCGATTCTAAACGCATTAACAGAAGCGGATATTATTAAGATATGTTTGGATTTAGGCTCAGAGAGTTATCATCAGAGTAAAGATGCGTTGGTATTTCAGACAATAGACCATAATGTTACGGATGGCAGTTATAAGCTCTATTACTATCATAAGGCTAAAGGTAATTATCCTGCGAAGATTTTTCATGTATATACGACAGGTGAAAGCTTTGGAGTGATTGAGCTTGTAATCAGAGCCAAGAGTATACGAGGTGAAACATATTCGTGGATACAGGCGCTTGAATATATTGCTACGGTTACAGGTCACTTAATAACATCTAATAACAATACTCAGAAAACAGAGTCAAAAGTAATATCTGATTTTAGTTTCATAAACCTATATAAACAAGCAAAAACAAAAAAAGAAGAATTAAAGCTTTACAACGAACACCTGTTAGAGTTATTCTGTTATTTGCCCCATACTGAATTTCTCAAAGACCATATCTCTAAAGAGACTATGGAAACTTTTGAGATAGGGTATTACGGACTGACGAATCAGATAACAATACCACACAGAGATATTGATAACAGGCTTATAGGTATACGAGCAAGAAACTTAGAACAAACATTACTTGATGCAGGAATGAAATACGTTCCAATGCAAATAGAAAATCAATGGCTTAAGCATCCTCTAGGTCGTAATCTATATGGTATTAACGTAAATCGTGAAGCAATCTCAAAAGCTAAACGAGTGATTCTGTTTGAAGCTGAGAAGTCTGTAATGCAATGTCATACTTATTGGGGTGAGAATGATATATCCGTGGCGATATGTGGTTCAAACCTATCAGATGAACAGATTGAGCTAATTCGTAAGCTTGGGGTTAGTGAAATCGTTTTTGCTTTGGATAAAGAGTTCAAAACAAACAATAGCGCAAAAGAAGCGAGTTACAGAAACAAGCTTTATAAAAAAGTGCGACCATACATAAATCAGTTTGAATGGTCGTTCATTTGGGATAAGTGGGATAAATTGGACGAAAAAGATTCTCCTACAGATAAAGGTAAAGAAGTATTTGAGTTTTTATTCCACAACAGAGTACCTATCACAGCAACAGATATAAAAATGGGATTAGAAGAGGGTTGAAGAAAATGGATAAGTTTATGAGAACTTTAAGAACAAGGATTGAATCAGAAAATGTTGAAGTTGCAGAGATTGAAAAGGTGAGAGATGCACAGAACGAAGAACTGAGGGATGATATAGCCTTTGGTTTTGAAATGAACGTAGCAGATATAGTAATAGCGAAAGCCTTGAACAACTACGCACCTATGAGGGTTGAAACGGATAATTGCCCTTGGTGCGGTCATGTAGTTAGTCATGGTGATAATTTCTGTTCTCAGTGCGGTCAAGCTCTGTTGTGGGGAAAGGAAGAAATGAATGGCAACAGCAAAGATAGCAGATATAAACGAGATATTGAAGAGTAAAATCAGAAAGGTTAATCCCATGCTAGACGAGAATCTTCCAAGGTTTTCGTTTAGTAAGTTGGATTGCTATATTCAGTGTCCTTTTAAGTATAACGTGAAGTATAATCAGAAACTATTCCCTGAACAGAAAGCCGTGTATCTTGATTTAGGTACGCTTGCTCATAAGATTCTTGAGCTTGCAGGACAGGCAGAAATCAAAGGCGAGCCGTTTGATTATGAATACGGCAAGACCATTTTCCGTGAGGGAATAGTTGAAACTACAGATAAAGGAGATGAAACAATTATAGGATTTGAAAAGATAAAGGAAAAGTATCCTAAAAACATCTTTACAGATGCGGATAATGCGTCAGGAATGAATTATATGGAAAAGATAGATATATTTTTCCGTGATGTAGTTCCTACACGTTATCCCAACAAACCGCAGGAATGGACTACCATTGCTACAGAGAAAAAGTTTGAGTTCGTATATCAGTACGGCACAGATAAACGTGACGCTGTTAGATTCTATGGATTCATAGATAAGGTACAGCAGGATTTAGAGGGTAATATCAGAGTCGTGGATTACAAGACAGGTAAGGCTAAGTTCCGTGATGAAGATGTTAAGACTTCACTACAGCACAGTATCTATAACATGGCTTGTTATCTGATGTACGGAAAGCTACCTGTAGAAAATATCTATGACTTTATCTTTATTGACGTGATGCAAAACGCTTGCTCAAAGGGCTATATGAAACGTGCACTCAAGAAGATTGACAATGTGTTTGCTCAGATTAGAGAAAGTAGGAAAAGCGGTTACAAGCCTAATCCTAGCCCTCTTTGCTACTTCTGTGAATATACGGAACATAATCCTAGCGTTGAAGCAGAGTATCAGAAATGCGAGTATTACAGCCTTTGGACACCGACCAATAAAACGTTCGCTAAGAATAAGGAGTGGGGTGAAGAGTACCGACAGAAGCCCTCTCAGACGGTTCAGAATGGAATGGGATGGATGTTTGGTGGTAGTTCTACACCTGCACCGAAAAAGCGTCAAATTAGCTTTTAACCGATACCTAAACAGCACAAAACAATTTTGGTAAAAACTATTGAAAATCGAAATAAAATCTGTATAATAAAGACAGGGCTAAAAGCCTTGTCTTTATTGATATATAGGAGAAAAAACAATGAAACGCACAGACCTTAAAAAATGTAAAAGTGTAGCTAAGATGTTATTTGACGCAGTGGAATTTACACCATTTGACGAAGTTCCAATGATTTGTGCACATCCTTACACTAGCAGTCCTGTAGTTTATATTGATGGTGAGCTTGTCAATGTGTATGAAGATGTAGAAGCACGAAAGAGATATAGAGCACAGGTGTTTAAGTTCATTGATGAAAGTATAACCGTAGACAGCTTATTCACATTACTGCGTAGTAACTATTATATGTGTTTCCTGCGTTACATTAAAGATAACTTATCTAAGGATGATTTTGCGCGTCTGCTTCACAGGGCTTGGACGGAACAGGAAAATCCTAATGATGATGTTAATGTATCGTTAAAACAGGCTGTATCATGGTTTAAGAGTACAAATAAATCTGCACTTATGGATAAAGATGATTACGAGTTTTATAAGGCATTGCCTGAGAAGTTCACCGTATATCGTGGAGTAGCAACAGGACATAATGTAGACGGATTATCTTATACCATAGATTATGATAAAGCTATATGGTTTATGAACAGATTTGGTGATAAGGATAAAAAGCTTATAACTCTTGAGATTACAAAGGATAAAGCTCTTGCTTACTTTAATTCTAGGGGAGAGAGCGAGATCGTTGTTGATGTGTTTGACGAAGAAGTTCAGAAACATAAAAAAATTGAAAAAATGCTTTGAGAGGGAAAATGTAATGGGGATTAATATTGCAATCAAATGGGATAATGAAGCTAGTGTTTGGAGAGCTACCAATACGTTAATCAGATTATCGCTTTGGTCTAGGTCTTATGACGCTTTAGTAGGAGCAGTGGAGTCTAAACTTCCTAAGTTACTTGATATAAACAATATCAAGAATTGCACTTATGTTACTTTTACCACATATACACGTAAATTTGACATAGTAAATACCACAGAACTGCAAGATGCAAAAACTTCTTATAAACTTGTGGGAACAGATTAATATGAAAGAAAATTTGAAGTCGCGTTATGCGATTTCAAATTTTTGTATAAACAACACAAAACAATCAAAACATGAAAGGAGACAAAGGAATTGCAGTATGCAAGCTTGCATAATCACACTGATAGTTCTAATTTTCGTTTTTTAGATTGTATTAATAAAGTGAAAGACTTGATTAATACGGCTCATGATTTAGGCATATCTAGTGTGGCGATTACAGACCATGAAACCATTGAAGCACATCTTGAAGCTCTTGAGTATTACATGAGTGTCAAAGATAAAGAGGAATGGAAAGATTTTAAGGTAATTCTTGGAAATGAAATTTATCTCTGTCCTGCTTGGGTAACACCTGATGCAGAGCAGGATTGCATTTTTCCCCATTTTATCATTCTTGCTCTTGACGCTAAAGGACATGAATGTATCAGAGAGCTAAGTACACGAGCATGGACACGAAACAGCTTTGAGTATAAACGTCAGCAGAGAGTTCCAACTTATTATTCAGATTTTGAAGAAATTGTCAGTAAATATAAAGGTCATGTGTATTGTCAGAGTGCTTGCTTAGGCGGTACTTTAGGACAACAGCTTTTGTTGTATAAGTCTACAGGAGATACACAGTATTACGAACGCTGTAAAATATGGATTGATTACATTAAGTCCATAGTAGGTAACGATTATCTGTCTCTTGAACTACAGCCTAGTTATCATGATGAACAGCGTTTCGCAAATGAACAACTGATTAAATTAGCACATGAGACAAATACTCCTTTTGTTATCACGACAGATTCACATTATTTACGTCCGTCTGATAAAAAAATTCATGCTGACTTTCTTAACTCCAATAAAGAGCAGGAGAGAGAAACAGGTGACTTCTATGATTCAACGTATGTAATGTCAGCAGAAGAAATTCATCAATATATGGATGATAACATTGGTGTTGATAATGTAGATACTGCATTACAGAACACCTTAAAGATTGCTGAGAGAGTTCAATTCTACGACTTACATAAGCCGTTACGTATCCCTTATATTCCCTTAGATAATACTGAACCTGATATGAAGTTAGTTGATAAGTATGCGGATAGAATACCGTTACTTAAAGAATATGCTACGTCTGAATATATCAGTGATAGACACATGGTTCGTGATATGGTCAAGGCTATGGACGCAGATGAATGGTTAAGAACTGATAGAGCGATTGAAGAAATTAACAATGATATGAACGCTATTGAACAGTCATCTAAGGCTATGAATGTTAGATGGTCTGCATATATGACTCAGATTGCTCAGAATGTCAAGATTTTGTGGAACGCAGGAATTTCAGTAGGTTGTGGAAGAGGAAGTGGTGTAGGCTTCATTATTAACTATATGCTTGGTATCACAGATATTAACCCTGTCCGTGAGAATACTAAAACATATTATTGGAGATTCTTAAACCCTGAGAGAACATCTGTCTTAGATATTGATATTGATATTCCTGCTTCTAAGCGTGAACAGGCTATGCAAGCGTTTTACAATGCGTATGGTGAAGATAGGGTTTCTAAGGTTCTTACAATCACAACAGTAGCTACACGTAATGCAATTCTCGTAGCTTGTAGAGGTCTTGGTATAGACAACGATACTGCATCTTTCATGAGTTCGTTAGTTGTTTCAGATAGAGGAATGACACGATCGTTACACACTATGTATTACGGTGATGATGATACTCCTGCTGTGGGTGAGTTCCGTAACACAATGGATGAATACCCTGACGTATGGGAATTAGCTCAGAAAATTGAGGGCTTAAAATGTGGTGTAGGTTCTCATGCAGGTGGTGTAGTTGTTGTAGATGAACCATTTACTAAGACAAATGCACTTATGAGAACGTCAAGCGGAGATATAGTTACTCAGAATGACCTGCATAAGATTGAAAGTGAATCACTTATTAAGGTTGACCTACTGAGTATTGATGCACTTGACAAGATTGATACGTGTATTCAGCTTCTAATTCAGCATGGACTTGTTACGCCTGAGAAAACATGGAAAGAAACATTTAATAAAGTGGTTGGTATCTATCGTATTAAACGTGATGGTGAAGATATGTGGTCTTTACTATGGAATCATAAGATACTTTCAATGTTTCAGATGGAGAAAACGTCAGGTATTGAAGCTCTGAAATTAGTTAAGCCTACATCCGTAGATGATTTGGCGGTTATTAATTCAGCTATGCGTCTAATGGCTTCTGAGGGTGCTACAGAAACACCACTTCAAAAGTTTGCACGATATAAAGCGGATATAAGTCTGTGGTATAAGGAAATGGATGAAGCAGGATTAACGAAAGAAGAACAGAAGCTTTTAGAGCCTATCGTTGGAAATTCTTACGGTATCTGTGAATCACAGGAAAAACTCATGCAGTTAGTAATGATACCTGAATGTGGTGGATTTGGGCTGAAATGGTCAGACACCTTGCGCAAGGCGGTTTCAAAGAAGCAACCCAAATTGTTTTTAGAACTAGAACAACAGTTTTTTAACAATATGAAAGAGAAACATCTTTCAGTAAACTTGTGTAAATATGTGTGGTATACGCTGATATATACTCAGCGTGGATATGGCTTTCACCAATAAAAAAGAATTAGAGCCTTTCGCTTAAACTGCGGGAAGTTCCTTAGAGCCTTAACAACTAAGTATACATGGTGACATAGTATATGGCGTAGAGTAACGGCTACGGTATAGTAAAATCGTTAAGGATTGGATAATCAAACGCAACGAAATTTCTTTTTTTTATATTTAATAACAATACTAAACAAAAAAAGAAAGACGCTCAGAGAGTATAATGCGAACTAACAGATATAGTTCTGTTGGGTGGTGTACTCCAGACCACAACACAAAATTTTATTTTGTGGCTTGTGAAAGCAAGTGCGGTAGGTAATTCATCCCACACATTATCTTATTCACTCATTGGATTACAAGAAATG